ATCTGACCTGGAACTGCGAAGGATACGGGAGTACCAACGGGAGTACCAACATCAACACCACCGTGAGGTCTACTCCTACCCGCAGTAGCACCATAATAAGATGTAACTGGATAACCAGAGATCATACTCTGAGTCAGCTGTGGTGGTTCATTATTAGAACTACCTTCCTTAGATGGTCCACCAGTACCAACAGTTACAGGATCTAATTGAGGATTTGGTGCTACCTGACTTATTACACTACTCACTACATCCTCTATCCTATTAATAGTATTGTAAATTATATCACTACCTTTCTTACCAAAACCTTTAAGTGTTTTAGATATCTTACCACCTTTAAATTCAGATATAGGCTTAGGTGTAATACCAAGTTGTGCTTCAATCCGAGTAATCTCACCAAGCAATCCCTGTGCTGTTATAGAACTAACAGGAAGTTTCTCCAAGAACCCACGAGCAGCACCTGTAATAATTCCAATAACATGTTCTAATAGTTTCTGATAAGAACTACCTAACTTACTCTGAGGTATGACAAATTCAGACTCACCGCCTTCACCAATCAATGCTTTCGTTGGAGATGAAACCTGAGCACCTTCAGCCAACTTTTCAAGGTGTTTGTTCTGGACTTTCCTGGCAAATGGATCCTTACCCCTAAGGATATCAATCAACTCTAGAGCAGTAAGTGACCAACCAGCAGCATTAGCAATAACAGAAGCAACACCACCAATAGGTGCTCCCACACCAGTAGTGTACGCAGCTTCAGTACCAGAAGCACCAGCATCTATGGTAGCAAGTATGACTTTAAGCCAATCCCCTCTATTAGCATAATGTTCCATATCTGCCACTGCTAGTCCTGTACTAGCAATAGGAATCATTCTACCACCATTCTTCAAAGAAAGCTTTGCTAACTTCTTCTGTACAGCAGGATTACTTAACCATGTCTTAAATGATTTCGCTGCTGGAGTATTCCCAATTCTATTGATTTGTTTCATTGCGAAACTAAGACCTTCTCCACCCTTTCTCCTAACGAAGTCTACAGCATTGGTACCTTGTCTCTTACCCCAATTAAACGCATTACCTACATGTCTCTTACCCCAATTAAACGCATTACCTATACTGGTGTTAATAGAACGCATTACGTTCACACCAGCTCTTTTGACAAAGTTTAGACCATCACCAATTTTATTTTTGACCTTAGTACCAACTCTCGTGACACTTCTCCACAATCTACCTGGTTGTCTACCTATAAACTGTCCAGCATTTCTTACGTTCCTGGCACCACCACGAACAAGTCTCCCTGGAAGACTATACTTGATCTTTCTACCCCATTTTAACCCACTAGCTCTAACATTACGGAAGAACCTACCAATTCTATTACCCTTACCCAATCCCTTAGTCTTGACCTTTTTATTCCTACGGGGTCTCCAGAAACGACCACGTTTACCATAATCTATATTATCATCTTCCCCAAATTGTTTTTTACCAACTTGAACACGTGTCTGTTGGATCTGAGTCATGAAGAATAACTTCTTCCGACCCCTCAAATAATTAATATAATCCAGCTCAGCATCAAGCATCTTCTCAGCAGACTTCTTGACCTTAAGTGAGGGTCTACCTAACTTAGTGCCTAGCATTGCTGAGAGTCTTGCTCTCCTAGTTGCCTTTACTGTACTCATCTACGTTGTTTACGACGTTGTTCTTCCAAACGATCTCGTTCTTCCTTTAACCATCTAGCTAGCATGTTAACGTAAATGTCCCGTTCCCACGGGATCATATTATCAATGTCACTCAAAGTGTATTTATGGTGTTGTACCAATGAAAAGTTTGTAGTATAAAACCTCTCAATGCCCTCCTGAAAGAGGGCTATCCGAAAAAATTAACTAGACCTTCAATCGTTGCTACAGTCTTAACCCCTGTTTTAGGATTAGTGACATTAACTTCATGCTTAAGACTAGGTAAAGTGTCAAAGAATTTTTGAATCTTCTCGAACTGTTCAGTAGTCAAACTCTCTAACCACTCTTGTGCCTCATCAGCAGTGAATGATCCACAGTCTTCAGCACCATTATATACCCTATCAATACACGTTGATATCAATTCAAAAGGATTAGGTTCTTCTTCAAGGAAGTTAACCTTAGCAAAGTATTCCATGTTAGGATACTTCATCTGAACTGTAATCTCATCCGTTAATTTTATAGTTGACTCATGTCCTTCTGGGAAAGACACTTCAACCATATTAACAGGGAATTTAACATCTACTTTAACCTCTGGATCATCATCACAAGGTACTTGAATATCAATAGTCTCCTGAACAGATCTACCACGTAGTTGTAAGAAAATATATTCTACGTCAAAGATGGCAAGATCATCCATCTTAAAGCGTGACTTTATACAGTTCTTAAATATCTGCTCTATAGCATCAATAATTTGCTTGGTATCATTACTCTCTAAAGCAATGATAAGAATCTTCTGCTCTTTTACTAAGAAAGGACGATATTTGATTTTCTTTTTAGTAGAGGGCACCACCAGTTCATAGACTGGTGTAACAATTTCAGGTAATGGCATAGTTAATTACAATTTATTTTTTAAGGGCATCTTGATCTACTCGTTTGGATACTTTTCCTGACTCCTTATCTGGATCAACAAAGTAAGAGCGTTCATAGTACATTCCAACAGATAACTTAACGACTTGAGAAGATCCAGAACTATATGGTATAGAAGATACCATATATGGATATGCTTTATGTAGCGTTATACTCCATGGTGCCCAATGTTCAATCTCAGGAGGGATTACTACATCGTACTGACCAGGCCACTGCTTCTCTAATTTAGTTATCTTTATATTCATAGTATAATCATCATAAAAACGTTGAACATGTGTCTGAGCACTTGCTGATCCATCTCTAATGTCAGTGACTTGATCACCTACAATGAAATCCTGCCATCCCTTAAACATTCTAAAAGGCATAGAGTTGACATCCAAGATGAATGACATATCCAGCTCATTGTATACTTTTGCCATTGCTGGCTTCATATTTATACCTTTATATACTCCTCTAACATCTTGAGCAGTCATAGATACACCAGGTATCTGAACTTCATTAGCAAGCATAACAACCTTAGTGACAGAATCAGAATCCCCACCAGTATTCAAATGAACACCATAGTGAAAATCAAGATGAGCTGTCAATGGACGTACTACACCATCTTTTGACAATGGATCTGAAAACTCAACATGATATTGGTTAGATGATGAAATACCACCATCCCCAAGGATCCGTGAAACGAATGTTGTGACCGATTGCTGTGATTTACTAAGAGTTGTCATAAATATTACACAGGGGTGACATTTTTATTTATGCCCAGTTATAAAGGAAAGTTTAAGCCAAAGAATTATCGGAAATATAAGGGAGATCCAACCCAGATAGTATACCGATCCCTTTGGGAACTCAAGTTCATGAATTTTTGCGATACCACTAAAACTGTAATCAAGTGGTCATCAGAAGAAATTGTTATACCTTATAAGTCTCCATTAGACAATAGGTACCATCTATATTTCCCAGATTTCTATATGAAAGTAAAGGAACCAGGTGGAGTTAAAGAATACTTAGTAGAGGTTAAGCCCAAAGCACAATGCTCTGAACCAAAACACTCGAAACGTAAATCCAAGCGTTATATAACAGAGGTAGCGACTTATGCCAAAAACCAAGCGAAGTGGAAAGCAGCTCGTGAGTACTGCAGGGACAGGGTTTGGGACTTCAAAATCATCACAGAAAGAGAGCTCAGGATTTAGTGAACTCATGGAAAGGTTGAGGGGGTCTAAGATAAGCAAGCCAAAATTACGAGAAGAAGTATTTAATACACTATATGATGGTGCTACAGACGCACCCGAAGAAGGTAAGTGGTATTTCTTTGAATATGACCCCAAATTTAGAGATCAATTAAAACAATGGGATCAATATCCACTCATCAGACTATTAGAGATCAAGGGTAAAGTCATACTAGGTGCCAACTTACATTACTTAAATGTCAATGCCAGATTAGGTGCTATAAATAAAGACAGTGTACCTACGTCTACTCTACATTATTACATCCCAAAGCGTGCTGATAACATCTTCTTTGAGGTTCCTGACAATGACGTTGAAATATTAAGTCAACTTCCAGTTGAGAAGTTCCATAGGAATAGAAATTAAATGGCAGAGGAGAAGAAAAAACCAAAGAAGTTTAAGAGCAATAGAAAATTGCTTGGTGAAACTCTGATGTATCCTAATGCCTTGACATCAATACCATATGCTTCTTATTTTAAGATAACAAGATGGGAGTATAAAAGAGCATTAGAAGAAGCTTCTAACGAGTATGGGCATAGAGATGCTGCTGCTCTTCTAGGAAGGGGTCAGGGTAAAATGCTGTCTGATGGCATTAATTCTACCACTCAAATGTTATTTGATGGTGTTAATAAGAGGATGGAAGAGACTTTAGAGAATAGTGGGCAGATTCAGGATTCATTCAAAAAAGCATATAAGCCAGGATGGTTTAATGGTCGTAAAGATAATGTAAATGCCATGGATACGGCACAAAAGGGACACGACTATAGTCAAATAGATTTTGGAGAAGATGGTATAAAATTACAAGATGGTACTACAGTTAATAGCGCAAGTGAGTTAGAAGAAATAAGAAAAGATGCTCAGAAGCACGCTGATTCATTAGAGAGTTGCTATTATCTTCCTATGCCTAATGAGTATACCTATGGATATACAGCAGGGTGGAATAACTCAATCAAATTGGGTGCTATGGCTAGAGTTCTTGATTCCATGGGTGATGGTATTTCACAAATGGCAACAACTGGAACAGCACAAATGGGCGCAGACGGTCTACGTCAACTAGGTGGGCAATTTGGAAAAGGTATGAAGGATTCATCTGGTGCCGATTTCGGTTCTATGGCACAAGAATTTGGAAAGGGTGCTGTAGATCCATTTAATATTGGAACAGCAGACACATTTCAACCAAAAAACCTTATTGGTCTAGCAGGTCTAGCACCAAATGAAAATGCTATCCAACTCTTTGAGAATATGTCGATGAGAGAGTTTGATATGTCCTTTGAATTGATGGCACGTAATCAAGAGGAAGCAGAATTGATAGACGAGTTAATCAATAACTTCAAAACTGGTATGCACCCATATGCTAATAAGTCAGGTACAGGTGGTGTACTAGGATTCCCCGATGTATTTGTAATTGAACCACAATTTAATTTCTATGACGAAGGTTCATTAAAACCAGGAGCACATCCTCAAATGCCAAAAACAAAACTATGTGCTTTGACGAAAATGAGCGTTAACACAACGCCAGCTAACCAATTCACCACTACAACTACTGGTCAACTACCATTACAAACAATGCGTATGAACTTCAGTGAGACAACTGCTCTCACACAAATGGACTTCGAGTCAGGAGTATACTAATGTTATTCAAAAAATCTCCAGATGTTGTCTACAACTATTCAGATGCTGTACTAGATCCAAAGATATATCTGGTAAAAAATTTATGGCGTAGAAACGATATCATAGACAGATATCTAGGAGATGCCACCATATTTAATGAGTATATAATCAAACCTGGTGAAACCCCAGAGATAATTTCATTCAACCAATATGATAGTGTCTTCTTTGGATGGACTATCCTAGTTGCTAATGACAAGACCAACTACCATGAGTCATGGCCAAGATCACAACAAGAACTATATGAGTATGTGTATGCAAAATACGATAACCCCGATGCCGTAATGATGTACGAGACAACCGAGGTTATTGATGCATTACAACGAAAAATCGTTCCTGCTGGATTAAGAGTACCTTCAAACTATCAGGTGACTTACTATGATGGTACAGCGTCTGCTGGTGTAACAGTAAACCCAACGGAAGGAGTTACATACTATCAGTATGAGCAGCGTTTGAATGATGAGAAGGAGAAAATTAAGTTAATTAGACCATCATATATTAGAGAATTTGTTAGCCTGTATACCAAATCCTTACATAAGGGTGGATCACTGGTTACTGGTCAAGCTTCGTTTAACGTCAAGATAGATTAATAGTACCGTCTGTACCAATTTCTTCTGGGTATAGTCCACTATATCCACCAGATATGTCAGTGCCAGGAATTGGAGTAACAATTCCACCATTATCATTTATAGAAATGGTCAGTCCATCAGGAATATCAAGTTTATCTAAGTCTCCACCTGCTCTTTCTGTAGGGTGAGCAGCAGCCCAATCTCTGTCAAATATTTCTAAACCTTTATCTGTGAGGATATGATTGTACATGTCCTCGAATACTTTTGGTGGCATCGTACATATCTTAGCACCATTCCAGAATGCTCTTGTTACTCTATTAACTTCACGAATAGAAGCAGCAAGGATCTTTGTATGCCCTACCTTTTGTTCTTTATATACTGATGCGATAGAGCGAACAACCTCTAATCCAGCAATAGAATTATCATCTAGTCTACCTACGAAAGGTGAGACATACTTAGCACCTGCCTTAGCAGCAAGGATAGCTTGTGCTGCTGAGAATATCAACGTCACATTAACATTAATAACACCCCTACTGAGTTCTCTACAAGCAAGGAGTCCGTCTGGTGTACACGGAACCTTGATCGTAGCAACAGGGCCAAACTTGTTATGCAGTCTACGACCTTCAGAGATCATATTGTCTGCATCACCCACGACTTCCATGGAGATGTCCTGGACACCGATGTCCTTGAGGTCTTGGTAGACTTCTTCAGGATCACGACCAGACTTCATAATAAGACTAGGGTTAGTTGTAACCCCATCAATTAGTCCAGTTTTAAAGTGCTTACGGATAATATCCGTATCAGCGGTGTCTAGGAAAATCTTCATTTATTCAGCGGCTAATTTAGCGAAGTAGGATAGTGTATCATCTTCATCTTGTGAAGGAGCACCAGCGGTCTTGAATGCTGGTGGTGCTGATACTGCTTGATGAATCTCTGGTAAAGGATCACCTACAGATGGTTCAACATCTTCAGTATCTACACGACGAGTGGGAGCAGCAGGACTAAGAACACTGTTAAGGCGTTCTGCTAACTGTTCATAGGTCTTGAACTGGTCTTCACCAGTGAAGGAAGCGAGACTATACTCCTTCTTCCAGATACCCTCTAATTCTTTATCAGAGAGATCTCCAAGAGTTGCGGGTTCTGCGAACTCTGACTTATCATAGTTCCAGTAACCTTCTACCTTACGGATCTTAACCTTAAAGTCCGCACCCTTCCAAAAATCAAAAGGATTGATAGGTGTTTCATCAGCAAATGCTGGTTGCATTGCTTCGGTAAGTTTATCAAAAATCTTCTTACCAAACTTATAAAGGAATACTCTTCCTTCATTTTGTGGGTTAGTAGGATCTGATACAACATAGATGTTGCTGTAGTAAGAAAGCTTACGCTTCTGCTTACGTGCTACGTCTTTGTCGGAATCAGCACCACTGTTCCATAATTGCCTGTTGAGGTCAGAAACAGGATCTTTCTTGCCTAAAGTTGTGAGAGAGTTCTCAATATACCATCCACCTGGACCTTGGAAGGCATGACTCCAAACTTGTGCCCATGGAAGGTCTTCTCCATCGGGTGCTGGTAGGAATCTGATTACTGCGTAACCGTTACCAGCCTTGTCTACTTCAGGTTTCCAAAGACGCTCATCAGCACCTCGAACCTCAGTCTTGTTGAGTGACTCAGCTTTTGATAGCAGGTCAGCGAAATTGGACTTCTTTAGTGAAGCAAAAGACATACGTATTCTCCGTATTTTGTGTATTGTACTATGTGTTCGTACGAACTATTTATAACAGAAAAGGAAGTCGTGGACTAGACTTTCTGCTTTTTTCTCCCCGAACTTACCCTTTAGGTATGCTCCGACTGGATCTAGTTTCGTCATATAAGTATCGAAATCCTTATACACCGAAATGTCGGTCCCAGTCGGTTGATTAAATTCTATCATACTCTGGTATTTTGTCAAGTATTTCCTGAACATGGGTAAATGCTCATCAACCTTCTCTGGTTCACAGTATGCTATGTAGATATTCTTGGAGAAGTGGTTACCAGGCTCAAAGAACCTATAGTCACCTCTTCCCTCAGGTAGACCAGCAACTTCAAAGAGTAAATTCTCTACAGGGTGCTGGAAATCAAATACTATAATCACCTTCTTAGGTGAGAACCCCATAAGATCCATACCAAAGCAAGGCAGGTTAGACCCAGTTTTAGGGTAAATTATATTATTGTATATGTTAGTTTTGTCAGACCAAATATCTACTGCTCTAGACTTAATAAACCATTTATTCTTCCATATCTGGGCTGTAAGGTTGGTACCTTTACCTTCCCACTCACCCCATGTATGGTCATATTCTAGGTCGGGGAAGGTCTCATATAGAGCCTTCTTGTAACCATTCCATAAATCTTTCATATTAATTCCAGTGACGGATTACTCCGCTAATAATAAAACAGTTAGTGACGAGATAAGATACGAAAATAAAAGTACGTACCAGAACAATGTAGTTGTCGTATCGTTTAGTCTTTTCGTCAGAGAAACTACCCAGTGCATACTTCCAAATCCTCCATGCTCTTTTCATGCGTTAGGATCACTCATAAAAACTATAACAAACCAGACTACTACTAAGATAGCAGCAATAGCCATCACATTTAAAAACATCATTTAGATTGCTCCAGGTCTTTAATCATCTTGTTGACTTGATCTTTAAGTTGATCATAGAAGAGAGGGTTCACATTCTCAGGTTTCATACCTAATAATCCTGCTGCCTCACGTACTTGTTGAAGGATACGTTTAGCATGTTCATCCTCAGATAAGGTAACACGCATAAACATAGTCTGCTGAATATCAATGAGTTCAAGTAGTTTAATAAGTTGTTGGATCTTCTGATCAATGCTAAGGATAATCCCCATGCGGTTTATATCCACATAGAGTTCTTGCATACGCTTTAACTCATTCTGAACTACTTCAGACTCGAAGAATTTCATAAGAATAACTCCTTTAATACTACTCTATGCTTCTCAAATTGTATCTTGAGAAGGGGCTTATATTTAAGGATCTTTGTCTTTGCGGTTTCCCACACTGGGTCAGTAGCAGGTACCTTACTAACAAAACCAAAGATCTTGTCCATAATAACAACGGACTCTAAATTAATTTTACCACCTAACCACAATTTTATCAAGGTCGGATGTGGTTTTCCTTCAAATAACTCTTCAAAGTCATCACATGACTCCTTCATCACCTGAGCATCTGTCTTAAAGACATATGATAGTGACTGAATCTTTTTTATATATTCCTGATAGTTCTTCTCACCTTTGGCACTCATAGCACCAATCCACTCACAATTATCTGCTACAAAATTAGCAAGATAGAAGTTAGTCAATTGTTCTTCATCATATTTGCGTGATAATTTCACGAAAAAATATTTGTCCTTTCTCTTGTCGTAAGTCTCTTGTTTTGCTTTGCCGTAAGGACTTCTGACGAAATCGTAAGTCTTTGATTTGAAATGGTTCCTCATTCCGAGGTACATGCGATATGCTTCTAGCCCATTCATAGGGCAAGGAAACCTCGACTTCCTTTCTTGATATAGTTTAATTTCTGTGCCTCATACTTAACTTTTTCTTTAAGAGGTTTGTTAATAAGTTTATTAACGTTCTCAATTTCAATATTCCTCTCCTCGCAGAACATGACAATGGACTCAATATAATTGAGTTCTCCATCCTTTACTATGTTCTCTATTTCTAATGAAAACTTAGCAGCAGTCATAAAATTCTCCTCAAGGACATCATTTACTTTTTTACCAGTCGCCATGAACACTCCTATAGTAGTCAATGTACTCTTTTAGTTTGTGAACGTACTTTAATTTGTCACGAACAACAAAGATCTGAGGAGTACCAGTCTCAACAGCGATGATTGTTACCAACTTCTTGACCTTTTGGCCAGTTAGTTCTTGAAACATTATAGCATACGCTGTCTCTTGTGAAAAGTAGTCTTGTATCCACTCTTCACGTTTTGTCTTAGTTGATGTCTTAAAATCTATGATCGCAAGCTCACCTTCATACTCTGCTATACAGTCTACTCTACCAGCGAGCTTCAACGTATGAGAATATAAGGGTGCTTCAAGTGCGTGTATATTATTTATCTTGTCGATATAAGGCTTGATTTGATGAAACATCCCTAGGGACAAGACATCATCCTTATACTTACTAAGACTCTTATTGAGTAAATACTCTTCTGCTAACTTATGGCACTTGTTACCACGAGTAGTAGCACGTTTGCTGATTTTATTTGCTTCCTCCTCTCCTACTCTCCTACGCCAGTCCATGATGGACTTCTTCTTCATCTCTCCTATTACAGTAGTAACGGAAGGGTACCACACGTCGTCACCGACAGCGTACTTCCTTCCGTTAACCGTTGTACTAGCTTTTATTTCAGTAAAAGTATGTTCGTTAAGGTGCTTGAAGTCCAAGATTATGCTTTGATATAAGGTAAGATTTCACAAGTCCAGATCGGATGATATCATCGATACCGAACTCTATAGAGGCGAATTCACTCATGTTTTCAATAATCTTCATGAACTCTAATATACCGTTCCTTTCATTGGTACGGGTTAGGTCAGTCTGATTAATATCACCAGCGAACATGATTTTGGTGTTAACACCAAGTCTTGTTATTATACTATCTAATTCGTGGAAATTCAAGTTTTGACACTCATCCACTAACACAATAGCATTGTCAAGAGTAGTACCACGTATAAATGAGGTACTCCAGAAAGATATTGTCTTCTGTGCTTTTAGGTTGCCATACAACATGTCAAAGGACGCATCGTCTGGCATCTCAAACATATATCTTACCATATTCTGATATGGTATCTGATATAGTTCAGATTTGTCTTCATGGTCTCCTGGTAGGAAACCAATTTCTCTTGTAGGTACTAAAGACCTTACAATATACAGTTTATCATAAGGTGACTTTTCATCAAGTATCTCCTTTAGAGCGAGGTGTATTGCTATGAACGTTTTTCCCGTTCCAGCAGATCCATACATGAAAAGATTCTTGTCCTTTGCATAGGCATCAAATACCTTCTCTTGACTTGGAGTAAGAGGTTTTACTGGTACTAGATGTTGGGTTCCTATGGGTTTTCTTTTCATTTGTCTCCTGGTCAAACCGACCATGCTTGGTTTCTTCTTGACTTTAGTAACTGTCATAGGCTAAGGTGCCTCGAATCGTGCGTAAGGGTGATGTTTCTTAACATTGCGAAGTCGATCTTTAAAACCATCAGGAAGTTTATCCTGAAAGTCTCCTACTCCAGAGACTACATCAGCAGCTCCAGCTTGCCAATCTTTATCCCAATCA